TTAGCTCAGTTGGTAGAGCAGTTGACTCTTAATCAATTGGTCGTAGGTTCGATCCCTACATGGCCCAGGATGTTTAACCTTATATTTCAATACATTAAATGAAATATTACCAGGCACACATTTTAATCTATTTCTAATAAATTTTAACTTGTCTAATATTTTCATTTAAGTGGCCTTACTTTGGTTTCTTTTCTACGGTAAACACGGTTAGTTAATGCGCTATCACTGTGCCCTAAAAGCTCTGAGGCTAATTGCGTTGTTTCAGAATCGCTAGCACTTTTGGCTCTTATATCATGAAACGTAAAACGCTCCTTTATCTTTTCTTTTTTAACAGCGAGTATAATCGTTTTTTGCCACAAACTACTAAAACCATCAGCCGTATATTTTTTGCCATGCCTGGTACAAAACAAGTAATTACTTTTAACTTCTTCACGAATGGTTTTAACACTATCAATGCATTCTTTTAATCTGTCCGTCCATTCAATAAGTAATGATTTACCTGTTTTTGATTGCTTAATTAAAATACCTCGATCTGACATATCATCAAATTTTATATTAAGCAGATCCCCGCTTCGTTGGCCTGTTAAATAGGCTAATTCCATCATGCTTTTTACCACGGGCAACGCAATCGATTGGACTTGTAAAAACTCCTCATCAGTCACATAGCGATCCCGAGGCTTTTCAGGAAGGCGCTTTACATGGCGGCAAGGATTATCTTTAACAGCACCCCACCTAATCGCCATAGAAAACACATGGGATAATAAGGACTTTTCCCGATTAGCCGCAATAGGAGAGCCTTGCTGCGCTCTATAATCTAGATACTTATAGATATCCTGCGGATAGATCTCATCGGGGAAACAATGTCCAAATACGCGCTCTAATAAGGGCATCTGGCTAACATTAGCCTTATAAGTATTGGACGCTTTTAAAGGGGCCACTTCTATCAGATAACGATCAAATAAGTCTTTCATAGTCACAAGCTTTTCTGGTTTATCAATCAGGGTAGACCAGACTCTTAAGGCTTCTCCTTTTTGTTTAGACAAGAATATCCATTTGTTATCCACGACGTAATAATAAGCGCCATGTTTAAAATATACTCGCCTTGGTAATTCTTTGTTGCTTCTTCTTTTTCTGCCCATATCAAAGATTTTTAAAGTTTGGTTCTCTGCGTCTTTCTTTGGTTAATGAAATGGATAGCCCTAAAATCTTTTCGATATATTGACGCGCGACTTTAGGTTTGCCATCTGATCCTATTAAAAATGGAATATTGTGCTCTCGTAAATACTTAATCTGCTTGGTAGCATAGCGCCCCCCCGTAATATTGATTAGGTCTTCTTGGGTTAATATGTCTAGTGTTTTCATTTAAAAATTCCTAATTTCTTTTTGAAATTTATTTATTCTATCAAACATAACAATGGAGCCAGCCACACTTACATTTAGAGATTTTTCACCAGGGAGAATTATTGTCTGATGACATTTGCTGATAATTTCATTGGATAAGCCATTATCTTCCGATCCTAATAGATAAATTGCAATTTTAGGATGAGAAAATTCCTTTATAGGAAATGCATTTAATGAAAGTTCTACTCCTATTAATTGAGCCCCATAGGGAAGGTTGTTGTAGAAATCATCAAAATTATCATAGTGAAAAAGAGGAATATGTTTAACTGATTTTAATGTATCACTAGCTTGCATTGAATAACGCGAGTTAATTAAAAAAATAAAAGAAGCCCCATAAATAAAGGCGCTTCTCCATAAAGTTCCTAGATTATGTTTTGTTTTGCTAGAATAAATACCAATTCCATAATAACTCATTATTGTCATCTCATTTCTCTAACTGGCGAACCTGTGGCACGAATCGAACGTACTTCAGGCCCCAGTGGGACTCGAACCCACGCGTTAATTAACGGGCTCTACCAACTGAGCTACAGGGCCATCTCTCTTTATCCCCTTTTGATAAAGAGGGTGCTTCCCCAAACAGCACCGCACAGGTTCATAAATATTTTTTAATAATTTCATCAGCAATAAAATTACCAGAACGTTGAAGACTGTAAATTAATTCGAAAAAATCTTTTTCCTCTATTGGAATGATTCTTTTTTTATTAATTATTTTTACATTCATATCTGAGGTTTTAAAAGTCACTGACCCTCCTTTTAATAAGAATATGATCGTTTCTTCTGGGAGTTCAATAACCCTCTCTTCAACACTTTCTCTTTTATCCATTTAATTCACCAACCTATTCATAAATCTTTAATACTATGTTCACAAATATAGTCATAATGAGTTCTTTGTAATCTTGAATATTCACCATCTTCGCAAAATGGAATATCATCAATAGGCTGACCATTTTTATCTAAATCTGACATGTCCATAACTGAACAGTAAATATTTTCTAGAACTACTACATTTTGAATATTCCATTCATCAAGTTGAAACTGAATAGTCGAAAGAACAATTGTTGATAACCATCTTAGGTGTTCTGAAGTTAAATCAGGAAATGTTTTTATTTCAGCAATAATTATATTTTTAAAAGGCTTTCTACATTTTTTTTCATTCATTTTACTATTTCCCTTAATGCACCAACCTAAATATCCCCGCACAAGCAAGCGGCACAACAATTACGCCCAGTAATAACCAAAATTCAAAGCTTAGATTTTTCATCTGCCCTCTCATGTACTACCATTTCTATAATTTGCATACCGCCATAAGTAAAATTTTCTCTTAAACCAATAAATTTGTCAGCTTCTTCCCAAGTCTTAAATAAAGTAATATTTCTCATAGAAGAGTGAGCTAATTCTTGGTGATAACACATATAAACTTTCATATTATTTTACCGCTCCCATTTTGAATGGCTTCGAATTCTGAGTAAGCTTCTCGGTTGGTATCGGCTAATAATGTAATTAATGCATTACAAAGCTCTATAGCCAAAAACTCTTCTCTAATATGATTTAACGTTTCTAACTCATGTACGCGAGCTGCAAATTCATGACATTTATTTTTTATAAAGTCTATCGATAAGTCGTGTAGTTCCTCTAAATATTTTTTAAATTTATCCTCATCTGACATTTCTATTACCATTTCTTTTCCTTAAAATCCTCCCAATCCGTGGTTACCGAAAAGATCAGGAGGGGATTGGTTAATCTTTTGTTTTAATCTCTACTTCGTTCACTAAATCATTCATTGAAATTTCACATTGAACGTTTTCTATTTTACAAATCTCACCATCCCTTCTTAAATAATATTTCCCAACTTCCAATTGTAAATTAGGAACCTTATCTTCTCCGGGTTCTTCAATTGGTTTAACTTCTTCAATTAGCTCTTTATATGGATTTTGTATCTCAAAATAATCAGAAACTTTTCCATTTTCATCATATAAAAAACCATCATCTCCTTTATAGGTACGACGTATATATTTTGGATTGATATTTATAATAAAAACTATCTGTCCATATTTATTCTTATAAGCTTTGCCACTTTCTATTTTCATCGTGCCCTCTATTATTAATAATCTCCCACCGCGCTTCCCTACGGTCTAGCTGTCTATTTTTTACGAGGCAAGAGATTAAATTAATAACCCCTTATATTTACTCGTTCCCGCAAAAGAACATTAGTATGTTTAGCGCATACTAATAGCAGCCAAATAAGGGGTTAACCTTATGTCCTTCTTCCTCTCAACATCCCTGCTCATGCGCCATCGGCGGTCCTCAAAAGAAAGAAGAACAAATCTTTAAAACGGTATATCATCATCCATGACAGGCGCTTTTAACTCCTCGTTTGCTTCTGATTTTATGTAGTCTATGACAATGTTTCTGTCAGCCCATTTTTCAGAAGTACTATTATTTTTAGGCTTTGCTATTTGCAAGCCTATTTCTACTTTTCCACACGCACCTTTAAAGGCCATTGGATCAAAGTGATAACAGTTATCTTCACTTAAGGTTACAACAGCTTCTAATTTTGCAGCTTCAATAAAATGTTTACTTTTCCAGTACATATTGTCTGAATTAATAAGATAGTCATACATCGTAACTTCACGCCCCGTTTCATCCCAGAGCTTTAAAAGAAGAGAAACTTTAGGATCTCCCTTTTGAGATCTTAAAGGATTTCCTTCCGGATTTTTGTCATAAACACTGATGACTTCAAAATCATAAATTCCTGCTGGTAATAAAGTTTTTTTATGTTCTTGATCTCTAACTGGGACTGACCACATTTTATTTCTCCTTAAGCACTTTGTTTTTTAGGTAATTTATTGTTTAAATGATCTAATATCTTTTGCATGTCTGATTTTGATATTTCTTTATATTCGGAGGCTTGAGCTTTCTCTAGCCATTTATCTACTGTTTCTTGAGGTATTTTTAATAATTCAATTAAATCTTCTAGATCCGTTACTTGTTCTTGGGTAGCAAGTTCTTGTTTATCGCTAATTTTTTCTAAGATAGTAGCGCCATATCGTTTAGCGATTTCTTGATAACTAAAGGGAAATAATTCGCCATCTTCAAAAGTTTTAACTCTCGATTTCTTAACAAGCCCTATACGTTCTTTACCACGCTTTTGGATTTCAAACACAAGATCGAATAAGTAATCTAATTTTTTGTAGCAATCAAATGTTTGGCCTAAAACAGAAAGATTTGGACCATATTCATTTTTAGCATGACTTGTGATGATGACATTCATATCTAGACGAAGCAGTAAGTTTAATAAATGCTTCATGTACTTATTAGCTTCACCATAGTGCCTACCAAATTCCGTACCCACTTGCTTAGCACATTTATCCAGTAAATCGTTATATAGCGTAGTTAAGGGATCAATGATGACAGTTTTATAAGAATGTTCTTCTGATAATAATGATTTTATTTCAGTAAGAAGTTCATCAAAATCTGTAGTTTGAAAAATAGCGCCCTGATGGTTATTTAAAAGTTCGATATATTGATCATTTTCAGCACCTTTTTCAGTATCAATCAAATAAGGAGCGGGAAACTGGATAGCTGCCATAGTTTTACCAACGCCGGCTTGACCATAAAATAAAGCCTTTAATCTTTTTTCTACTGTATCTGGTTTTTTACCACGTAGTGCCATTGCATTCTCCTCATTTACTTTTGATCTTTACCAACTAATTCTTCACGTAAAATCTTTATATGATTGGGACACTCGAATAATATCTTTGCTCTATTACCCGTAATAGAAAGCAGTGTTATTGTTATATCGTCGCCTATGACCACTGCCTCCCCACCGCGACGTTCTAAAACTAATGAGTCCATTTATACTCTCCTGGTATATAATTCTTTAACAAACTGCGCCACTGAAATACCTTTTAGATATTTCCATGCACCTAAATATTTTAAGTGTTTGATCACGTAGCTGACATGTGTATAGTGATAGTGTTTCATAGGTTCTCCTTAATCATTTATATTGATCCATGTAGTAGCATCCACTGCGACTTTCACTTTGCATATCGCGCGCTCTTGCCGCATTGTCACATCTGATAATTTCTTCATAGCCTTCTTGGGCCTCAAGCTCTTCCATTCTGATTCTTTCATCTTCTTCATCTTTGAATTTCCAAGCTTGGTCCAACAACGCTTGAAGGGTGGTAGCGTATTTGTTAAAAACCAATTGTTTGATACTTCTTGCTAAACGAAGATCTGGGTCTTCTATATCATCTGTTCTATATTTGCTCAATGTGCAAAGGTTTAGAAGAATTTCTCGTTCTAGGGTTCTTTTAGCTTCATCGGTCTCTAGAAAAGCTAAGAACTTGTCTTGTCTCATAAAATCAGCACAAATTTCATACCAATAGTCTTCTTCTCCATGAATATCTAACTCTATGTTTCTTATATGATCATGAATACATTCTTCTAAAAAAGCATCTAAAGTACTTTGTCCTACTTGTTTGATTATCATTGTTACAACCTCGTGTTGTTATCTTGTTTACAGATTACAGGGACAACCTGTTACAGTCAACATATTTATTCAGGTTTTTCCTGTAAGTTGATTTTAGACTTAATATGATAAAATTATTTACTATTTTTTAATCAAAGAGGTGGGTATGAAAAGATTATTAATTTTAGGGTTAGTATTTATGAACGCCACTTTAACTTTTGGCGCTAATTTATATTATTGTCCTAATACAGTGACATGTACGAGTGATAATGATCTAAGTAGCTGTCAGCCTAAGGGTGGAAGTTCTATTTTTAATACTGTTCTTCCAGCTGGCCCAATTCCAGCCGCTACATATACACTTATTACAGCCAAAATGAGTTATTCTGAAGATTCTCCATCTTCTGCCGGCTATAATTGTATTTATGCATACCAACAAGCTTCTAATATAACTCGTCAACTTCTGTTAATGCCAACAGCTTCTAAACTAAGCTTATATCCAGATTATTCTTTGCCGAATTCAAAATGGATAATAAATGGAGGAGAGGCTTCTTGTAATAGTAATAATCCGGATGAATGTGTATTTACAGATCAGTATATGTTAATGAAATAATGGTTTTTAACCAAGGACGGTCTATTTATTTTCGTCCATTTGTTCTATAGACGCAACAATTTGATTATAAGAATAAAATTTTAGGTAATAACAATTTTGGCACATTAGTCCAATAGCGGGCATGTGAGGGCCTATCGCCATAGACTCTAGTTTTTGATCTAATGGTATTTTTACTACAAATACATTATTTTCCTCTCCAATAACAGACCATTGGCCACTATTGCAACTAGGACAAATATTATGTTTAACTTTTTGTTCGAAGAATCTAGTAATATTATTTAATGTAAGCATATTTATACCTTACTGATTACCTGGATAACAACGCCATTAATTTCCATTTTTTTGTTCATTTCTAAAGTTGGATATTGGGGGTTTAATGGTTTTAAATAAGTTTTTCCAGCATTATGAACATATTGTATAAAGGTTGGTTCATTATTAATATTAATTACTATAAAAGAGCCATTTTCTGGTTTTAATGTAGGATCAACTATAATAATGTCTCCTTCAAAAAATGAGCGTTTAGTAGAAAGAGGGGCCGTCATTGAATCGCCGTTAACCTCTAATGCAAAAGTTTTGTCAGAAGCTTTTCCTTGAATTCCAATAAAAATAGTATCTTTGTCTAAAGTTTTATTCATATTCTCGCAAAATTCCTTTATTTTTTCCCCTTTTAAAAGAGGAACATGCTGTTTTATTTCATAAGATGAAATGTTTTGGACAGCATTTGTTTTTTCTCCAAAAAGTAACCATCCGGGATCTACGCCTAATACCTCAGCTATTTTTCCTATATTTCTAGGCTGTTTCGTTTTTCCGGATGTAATTTCCCATAAAGATTGCTGGGTTAGACCAACCTTTTTAGCAAGTGCATTGCCGGATAACTTTTTCTCTTTTAAAAGGGCGCCTAAACGTTTAGCAAGACTCATTTGGCATACTCATATTGCGGGAACTAAAACCTGCATAGTATTACAGATAATTCCTGTTATTGAAATATGGAAAAACCTGTTGAATATGACAGGTTTTGCCTGTAATATCTTGATACTATGAAAAACAAAAAGAATCATCCGTATTTTAAGGCGCTTCAAAAAGCAATCGATGTGATTGGAAGTCAGTCGGCAGTTGCCCGAGCTGTTGGGGTTACTCAGCAAACGGTGTATTTGTGGGACTATGTACCTGCACATCATGTATTGAAAGTAGAGGCTGCAACAAATGGCGCTGTGACTCGTCATGAGCTGCGTCCTGATTTATATCCACCTAACGAATAAACACACATAAATTTTATCCCGCTCGCAATGAGTAAAAAAACAACAATAAGGGAAAAATGTACATGAAAATCGACCGTCAATGGAAGTCAAATAATTTGACTCATGTTGACTCTGGCTTACAAAGGAAGTTTATGGACTATTTTTTAGATGATTTAGAGATGATTTCGACCTTAACTTCATTGACCGAAGCGATAAGGTACTCGATTAGGAAAAGCAAGCTCAATGAAAAGCAAGTTTATATGGAAATGGGGATTGATGCAGGGCAGTGGACAAGGATAGTTACGCATGTTGCACATTTTCCGCACGAGCGTTTTTTAGAGCTTTTTTCTATTACCGGCAATCTTATTCCGCTCCAATATTTGGCTTATAAAGCTGGCTTTGAATTAAGACCTTTGCAGAGTGCTTTAGAGTATCAAAACGATACCTTGAAAAAAGAAAAAGAAAATCTTCAACGCCAATTAGATTCTCTTTTCCAACTTCTACGAGCTAGGGGGTTGGATATTTAAAATGGCACGTTCGAAATACAGATTTAGAAAAATAGACGTTCGCATTTGGGGTGATAGTAAATTTAGAAATCTTTCTTCTATTCCTCCGTGTGGTCAAGGGCTTTGGTTTTATTTATTAGCAAATCGCCATACTACTTCTATTCCTGGGGCTTATAGCATCGGCGAAGCAACGATCGCAGAAGAATTAAATTGGCCATTGAAAGCCTTTCGGGAAGCCTTTCGGGAAGTGTTACAGGAAGGCATCGTGAAAGCAGATTTTAAAGCTAAATTAATCTTCTTGCCCAATGCTATTAAATACAATATTCCAGAATCTCCTAATGTGATTATTCATTGGGAATCTCATTGGAATGAACTTCCAGAATGCGAACTAAAATGTGAAATATATGAAATACTTAAATCATTTATAGGGGATTTAAGTCCGAGTTATATAAAGGCTTTCAATAAGGCTATCAGAAAGCCTTCCCTAAAGGCTATGTCGAATCAGGAACAGGAACAGGAACAGGAACAGGAACAAAGAAGTACTTCCTGTACTTCTAGCACAGAGCCTTCGCAAAACGAAAACTCTGTGCAAGCTAACGATCCTTGTGTGTTAGAAATCCCTTGCGTTGGAAAAGGCAAAAAAATGTTCGAGTTGAGAAGATCTCAATACGATTTTTTCTTGAGCGCTTATCCTGGCATCGATCTCAACCATGAACTTAGCGCACTGCAAGCTTGGAACGTGGCTAACCCGACAAGGCGCAAAACTCACGCAGGTATGTTGCGCCATATCAACGCTTGGCTTTCAAAAGCACAAAATAATTTAAAAACAAACGGAGGCAATTATGGGGCTCAAGAAAGATCTGCCCGTAGAAAATCCTACAGTCAGCAAACCCGAGAGGCTATTGCAGAGCTCGAGCAAAGACTTGCAAGAGCAGACGATGAAAAGCGAGTTAGCCAATCAGCGTTGGTACCAAGCATTGAGCGAGACGCAGAGAAGTAATTTATTTTTTGTCTGGCAAACATTAGTAGATTTTTATGGGGCTAAGTTTGCAGCAACGCAAGATGCGCTTCCAACGCAAGTATGGGGCTTTGCGTTACAAAATTGTGAATGGGAATTGCTTAAAAGCGCGCTTACCAAGCTTTGCACTGTGTCGACGCTTTATCGAGATTGGCCACCCAATCCTGCGCAGTTTTTAGATTTATATCGCGAAGTAAATCTGGAGAAATTTCGCGAAGAAGAAAGCAAACGACTTGCCAACAGAAGCGCAGCGGAAGAAGAGCGAGTTCGAAGTGCAGAGCAAGCAGCGTTTGTTGCGCACTGCAGACGCTTGGGATTTGACGAGCATGGGAATCGAATCAACGCAGATGGGAGTGTGACGGTGCCAGAGGTGCGAAAGATCATGGACGCTGTGGAAGGATCACAGTATGAAAAATTCAAAGCTGGGATGAAGTTCCTGTGTGGAAAGATGAAGGTGGGTGACAGGTAGTTGTTTAGAACGAGCGTAAAGCCATTGGCAGCGATATCTTTCAAAAACAGCTACGAAGATATTGTCGAAAGAGATCGTTGAATGGCGGTACCTTAAAATTCGTTTAAACGTATATAAATTTTGAGCAAAATTGAGAGATGAATGAAAATGGGAATGATTTTAGGGTTTGTGATTTTGGTAATGTTAGGAATTGCAGGTTGGATAACGAACGTAATTTGGACATTCCATCAGACTGTTATGGTGAAGTTAGTGCTAGGTATTTTGGGTGTATTTGTTATTCCTATTGGCGCAATCCATGGGATTGTTTTGTGGTTTTAGGAGAAAAAGAAATGGTGTTTTTGCATATTTTTTTAGGATTTGTTTGTGGAATGATTATTTTAAATTTGCTGGTGTTAGTTCACTACCAATTCTTCTTTAAGAAAAAGATTTATAAAGCAGCTCTTATAATATCTCGCTTTTCTTTGCGGGATCAAATACTAGCGCTTGAATTACTGACACATGAAGGGATGTCTGAACACATAAAAAAAGAAGTAAAAAAGATGTTATTTAAAATAAATTCTAAAAAAACAAAGCATTTTTTTGGGAGATCGAATTGAATGAAAAAAAGATATCGGATTGTAGAAAGTCGATTAGGGATGACGACGCGTTATAGAGTTGAAAAAAAGTTTTTATTTTTTTGGATAGAAAAATATTCTTCTTGGGGGCTTGAGTACTGTGAAAATTTTATTAAAAGCGCCCAGGAAAAAATTTACAGAAAAGTTATCAAAGAGATTGTTATCGATGAATAAACTAAAACAAAAATTAAAAGACTTCTGGTACAACGAAAAGTTTTATATCGGGTTATGTGTATTTAGCATTGGATTGCTGATGGTGGTTTTGTATCTGCAGCATCGATTGCCGGGAAATTATGGGGGATAAAATGAATTACTTTGATTTAAATTGCATTGTCCTCACTACGTTTTTAACCGGTATTAATGTGGGAATTTTTATCTACTCTTGGCGTGAAAAAAAGCATAAAAAGAAAATGGAAAAGATTGATAATGAGCTTCACGCCATTGCTTATTTTTTTAAGGAGAATCGATGATGAAAAAATATGATGTCTATGAAGCTTTTGATGCGAGCGGAAAGGTAATTGGATATTATCCAGCAGATCTTGCTCATATTAAAGGTATCCTTACTGACTTAAGAGAGGTTATTAATAAAATGAAGGAAGAAATACATCTCATGAGAATAGAGCTTAGCCATCTAAAAAGAGGTGATTTTTAATGAACAAACTAACGATTGATGATTTGAAAGAGTATGTTTTATTACATTGTGGAAATGGATGGATAACAGCTTCTTATGATGGCAATCTAGAGCTAACAATATTTTTTCATTCAAATTTAAATAGAAATTTAAAAGGTCCTCCCGTTATTGATAAGGAAGGAAAAAGATTTCATGGAACCGATATGGTGCGTTATGTTATATCACATGATTTCGTAGAAAAATGGTACCCAGGTGATTGGACGAATAGTTTGGTGGAAGTGAAGAAAGAAAGGCACAATGCAATTCCAGGAGATATAGGTTTGGCCTATGGAATTTCTTATAGTGGATGGGACCCAGAGAGAAAAAAATCTATCGATAAATTTAAGGAGCTGATTAGGGTGGGTGTGAAAGAAAAAATTAAAAGGTCGAACGCCAACGAAGAATTGAAACATTTATACGAGCAATGGGTAAAAAAACAAAGAGAAAATCCATTTTTCATTGGATATACCTTTGAAGAAATGTGTTCAGGAGAAATTTATTTTAGTGACAGACGAATTACAAAAGAAGATTTTAAAAAGTTTTTAACAGATTTCAAAGGTAGCTTTTCATTGCTTTTGGAGTGGCTAGATAATAAAGAAGAAGGAGAATAAATGATGGGATTTGTTATAGCTGGAATAGATGACTTAGTTAAAATAACAGAAGAAATAAAAAATGAATTAGTAAAAATAAGAGAAACAATAATAAGAGAACCATTTAATCCTAATAAGGTTTCAAATTGGGGAAAAACTCTTATCCCTGGTAAATCTTTGGGGGAACCAATTAAAGTTGAAGAATATAAAGAACCACAAATAGGGGAACTTTGCTGGTTTTGGGATTATTCTTTTCATTTTGCAATTTTAAGTATTCTTGTAGAAATTAAAAATCCTTTTTATGAGCCATTTGAGCAAAAAAGAAAAATGTTTGTCTCTCGCCTGAATACAGATGAAAAGGAATGGGTCTATTGTCGTTCAGCTAAAGACCATTTTATTGATTATATTCATAAAGATTTTATTAACCAAAAGGAGAATAAATCTAATGGGAACTGATATTACAATTTGTACTGAAAAAAAAGTTGATGGTAAATGGGTAATGATTGAAAGAATACATTCATATTCTCGTGATATGCATGGCGCAGATAGAAATTATATGAGGTTTTCTCATATTGCTAATATAAGAGGATATGAAAGAGAGAAATATAATATTGATCTACCTACCTTAGAAGCCAGGGGGTTACCTTCTGATTTAAGTGATTCTGGTAAATTATTTTTTGAAGAATTAGGGGGTATATGTCCTTCCTATATGTCTTTAAAAGAAGCCTGTGAATTTTGGAATAAAACTGAAATATATATTCAACCTAATACTTTTCCACACGGTTTTATTAATACCTATCCGCCAGAATATTATTTTGGAATATACGAGGAAGACCTAGAAAATGAGGAATGGAATGATTATAGAGTAGTGTTTTGGTTTAATTAGTAAAAAGGAGAAAGAATAAAAGATGGGAATAGAATACTACTTATGTTGTGATATTTGTAATAAACATGAAAGTTTTGATGAAGAAGGGTTAAGAAATGGAGTTATTAATCCTTCTAAAATTCATAAATTCATGAGCTTTCTTAATAAACATAAATATTGTAATACTCTTTATAATTGGCAAAATTTAGGATTAACTGACTCTTCCATAATTGAATGGGAAAGTAATTCTACCCAGGAAATTTACACAAAAAATGAATTGTGGGGATCTAGATTTAAAATAACAGAAATTAAACAAAAAAAGGAGAAAGAAAATGAGTGAGAATGAAGTGATTGATGAAGTAATTGAACTTAAAGAAGAGCAGATAATTGGAGCAGATTTTAAAATGGAATCTACCAACCAAGACGCAAATGAAATATATGATTTAAAAAATCAAATTGAAGTCATTCATAAAGAAAAAGATAATCTAGAAAATCTTAATAAAGAACTCTCGAAACAACTTAGAAAGCATGTGCATAGTTATCAAGAAATTGAAGTTAAATGTAATGAACTTAAGAATTGGTTAATCTCATGCATGATTACGCTTCGAGGATTAGAGGTTAAAGCAGGCGAGAAGCTTATATTTTCTCCTGAATTTGCTATTTGGTGGGACGCTAATAAGCCGGAAGGAATCAATTGATGACAGAAGCTATTATTGCTGAAATAGATATTTCATTGGCTAAAGATATTCTTAATTTACTCAGAAAGAATTTATTCAGTGATATAGAGGCGCAAATTGACAAGAATTTTAGTCACCAAACTGACGATGAAAGGTGTCTTATCAAGATGTTTTTTACCCATCGTTTATTGCTTGGATTGGTCGATGAATTAGATGCTGCTAAACAATGTGCCAATGGCGAGTATGAAGGAGGGTTGCATTAGCAACTCTTTTTCATCTACCAATTACCTACCGATTTCTACTAAATTGGTAGGTTTTATTAATTATATTATTTGTTCTCACTTGTGCTTTGCCGTACCAACGTACTAATAATTAAAGCGGCAATTCAAGTGGGAATAACGGCATTTATAGTGGGAATAACGGCATTTATACTCTAATTAGAGTTTGCGTTTCTCTAATTAGAACAAATCTTCCAAAAAAGCACGTGCGTTAAACTAGGGTGAAATTAGCTTACCCAATCACCTTATTATCCTAAATAACTACTTGAAAAATATAAGTTTTAAACTAGGGTGAAAATTTAAGCCCCATTTCACCCCAGTTATCCTAATTTATTTAAGGTTTTTTTAAAAGCAATTCCTGCAATTATGAGCTTACTTTTTCTTAATCATTTGCTTTTCTATTCCCCCTGTGGATAATCTGTGTATAATTCTTAAAATATAATATTTTTGAGGTAGTTATGAGTTTTCTTAAGTGTAAAGCGTGTGCTGGCAATAAAAAAGTGAAAGGAATGGGATATATTGAGAAAAATTGTAAGGTTTGTGATGGAAAAGGCTATCTAAGCGAAGAAAAATCGGAAGAAAGTAAGAAAAAGGATGAATTGCCAATTATTGAACAAGTTGAAAATGCACCTAAAGCTAAAAGAAAGTATGTAAAAATTAAGGGTAAAAAATAGACAATATTGTAATGGGATTTATATAGGAAGAAATTTGATCAATGTCTCAACTTACTATTTTAAAGATAAAAAAAAAGCAAGAAGACTTTTGTATCAATTATTTAATGCATGGCAATGCCCATAAGGCAGCACTAGAAGCTGGGTATGCAAAAACCAATGCTCAGAAAAATTCTTTTAAATGGGTAACGACTGAACCCATGAAAACCTACATTGAAGAAAGGATGATCAAGAAGAGCGAAACATTGATTGCGACCAGGGATTGGAAAATAGATAAGCTCATAAGGATTGTAGAGAGCGCCTTACAAGGACAAGAAGTCACAGATAGGCACGGAGAAGTTAGAGTGATTGTTGATCATAGAGCGGCGATTGCAGCCATTGCTGAGCTTAATAAGATGTGTGGGGACTATAGCGCTGAGAAACATATCAATGTCAATCTAACGGCTGATATGGATGTGAGTAAGGTGAGGGAATTGTTACAAACGTATAAGAAGGATTACTAATGTTCAAAGAATCGATCGATAAAGAAGTTGGGCCAATTCTTAATAGATATATAGAGTCGCTCATTAAAACTACTCTATACGATATTTTAGCTAGGCCATCAAATCCACACCTGGGGAAAGGTAAAATATTTTTAGAAAGGAGTATTGAGGAAATAATTAAAGATCTGGTGACTGCTCAAATGGATGATTTTTATCGACGTATTAATTCTCTTAATTCTTTTTATCAAGTATTAATGAATAAAGTAGTGGCTGATAATTCTAATGAACCTCTTTTAACAAATATGCAGCAGGGATTTGACAACATTTATTCTAGGATTAATGAACTTGAAGTGGAAATTGACTTTTTAAAGAGTAAAGATAATGAAAGAAAAGCTCAGCCTGAATGAAAAAATTGATCTGATGAAACGGATAACTTTCTTAGAAAATGTGGTTGCTACATTATGTAAGCATCTTGAGACGTTTTCAGCTGCTTATAAAGTGGATTGTGAAGCCTTGGATACGAGGTTAGATCAACTCATGAATATCAACAAGGAACAGTAAAATAGTTTATTAATGATTAACCAAGCCTAGGGTAGCGCCCAAATCGCAAGTATTGCTCACTTGCTTGGCTTGGTTTTTAAAATGAGCGCGTAGAGCATCGCGAGATAACAATGAAAAGAATGAATGGAAGACATCTTAGAATTACGCGCTCAGCTATTAGGGTCACTGCTTACCTTTACGAGGGTATTTTATAAGATCCGCACCGGGCGTGAGTTCTTTATTAGTATGCCAACCTCGCAAGAGGCGCATGTTATTACTATTTGCCGGGCGCTCACCAAAGTCTTTTATCTTGAATCTAATCGATTAATTATCAATTGCCCACCAGGGTGGGGTAAGTCTGAAATCTTTAGGCATTTTGTGGCGTTTTGCTTTGCACATTATCCTGATTGCCAATTCATTTATATCTCCTTTGGTTATGAAAGAGCTGAAGAAAATACCGCTTACATTAAACAAATTATTGAGCTGCCTGCTTATCGAAAACTCTTTGGCGTAGAGATAGATCCATCAAACTCTTCGAAGGGTAAGTTTAAAACCACGCAAGGGGGCACCGTGTGTGCGTTTGGTAGCTCAGGGCCCGTGGTTGGGGCTGATGCAGGGTTACCTAATCTTGATCGTTTTAGTGGCATGGTGCTAATTGATGACATCCACAAACCTGACGATGTTCATAGCGATACGATGCGAGAAGGCGTTATTAAAAACTATGATGAAACTATCAAGCAGCGTCCTCGTGGCATTAATGTTCCGATTGCTTTAATTGGACAGCGCCTTCATGAAGAAGATCTGCCCGGGGTTTTATTGCAAGGCCATGATGGCTATCACTGGGATAGAGTGATTTTAAAAGCGATGGATGTGCACGGGAATGCGCTTTATCCAGAAAAAGATCCACGTGAAAAACTCCTCATTGAAAAAGAACACAATCCTTACGTATTTTCTAGTCAATATATGCAAGATCCGCAGCCAGCTGGGGGCGGTATTTTTAAGCCAGAATGGTTTTATTTAACGGAAGAAGAACCAGAAATCTTTGCAACCTTTATCACTGCTGATACGGCAGAAACGGATAAAAACTATAACGATGCAACGGTATTTAGTTTTTTTGGATTATATAAAACTCCAGAAACAGATCAATTTGCCCTCCATTGGCTTGATTGCAGAGAGATTCGAGTAGAGCCAAAAGATCTAAAGCCAGAGTTCATGGATTTTTATGTCAGTTGTTGCCGCTTTAAAATTAAACCCACGCTTGCTGGGATTGAGAAGAAATCAAGTGGTGTAACGCTTATTTCCCTTCTTAAAGAAATCCAAGGTTTTCAGATTAAAGAGATCGATAGAACACGCGCCTCAGGTAATAAGACGGCGCGTTTTTTAGAGATCCAGCCGTATGTCGCATCAAAGCTTATTTCATTGCCCAGAATGGCTAAACATACGCCTTTATGCCTTGATCACATGAAAAAGATCACGGCCAATAATACGCACGCCCACGATGACATTGCAGATACGCTTTATGACGGGATCAAGATCGGTCTTATCGATAAATACCTAACAAATTATCCGCACCAACTCATTAAAGAAACCAACATTATCAACGCGCTTATTAATAAAACACAGCGCCTAAAACAAGCAAGAGGTTACTAACATGGCTCCTAAAAAAGAATGGCAAGAAAATTTACCCAGACTTAAAAAGTACGTCGAAGATTATTACAAGTATTGGCGAGAGAATTACGATTATTTTAATAAGATGATGCGTTTTATTTATGATACTACGCTTGATTCAACTGCGCTTACTGTTTTAAATGAACTGGGAAAGCCCCCCATTGAATTTAATATTATGTGCCCTTTTATTGACAGGCAACGAGGAGAGTTTGCTAAGCAAGAACCCTCTTTTAAGATTTGTGGTAAGGGGGGTAAGAAAATTGATCCCGCATTACTGGACTTTCTAGAGGGTCATTTTAGAGAAATACAACAAACAGCCGATAACAGAAACTTTCAATATCGCGCCTATAGTGAATCATTGGGAGGTGGCTATAGCATTTTTAAAGGCTGGATTGATTATGAAAATGATAGAAGCTTTAAGCGTGTTATTAAAATAGGTAAATGCGAAAATCCAACACTCGTTGGCTTTGATGTATTAGCCCAATTACCTGATAAAACAGATGGCCGAGTTTGTTTTGAACTTTATCCAAAAACCAAAGAAGAAATAGAGCTAGAGTATGGTGTTGATATTAAAGATATCAACTTTTCACGCAGTATGGGGAGCTTTAATTGGTCTTATAGTGTAGGCGGTGAAGATGTTGCATTAGTTTGCGAGATGTTTGAAAAGAAAAAAGAAAGGGTGCGCTTAGTTGAGATTGCAACTGGGCAAACCATGACATTGTCTGAATATAAAAAATTTGTAGCCAAATGGGAAGCAAGCGGCAAGATAGAAGCAGTTCCAGTGATTAAGAAAGGTAAAAGTAGATGGTCAACTAGAACCACTATTTGCCGTTATATTTTTATTGAAAATCAGGTGATTGATTATGAAGAAACTACTTATAAGAGTTTATCGCTTCGTTTCTTAGATGGTAATTCTCAAGCCATTAGCAATGAAAGCAATAGTGAAAGAAAACAAAAGGTGCGTTCTTATTGTCATAACTCAGTAGGACTACAGCAGCTTAAAAACTTTGCTGGCCAAACACTCGCCAATGAATTAGAAAACATGGTGCAGCATAAATTTAAAGTAGCCATTGAATCAATCCCTGATCAACCTAACTATCAAAAAGCCTATGAAAATGTGCAGATCCAGCAAACATTGGTCTATAACAGCAGGGACAAAAATGATCCTACCATAACCAATCCTCCGCCTGAAGAAATTGCTCGTGTGCCAGCGCCGCCCGAGGTCATGAATACCTTTGTAGCCAGTGATAATGGTATGCAAGTGATCTTGGGTGCTTATGATGCATCCCTAGGGATTAATGATAATCAATTAAGTGGTGTTGCGATGATAGAAGGCGCAACGCAATCTAATGCAACCGCGATGCCGCATTTGGTAGGCTATTTAGATGGCCTGACTAGTCTTTTCCAATGGGTCTTAGAGATGATCCCGCAAGTTTATATTGATTCGATGCACTTGCCTTATATTAATTCGGAAGGCGAGCGTGATTATCAATTGGTTAATGCACCCGGGGGGATTAATCTTAATTATGATCCAGAAGATTTAGAAATTAATGTGACAGCAGGCGTTAATTTCCAGGTTCAAAAGTCACGTGCGCTGCAAATGATGACTTCGATGATGCAAGCATCGCCTCAATTTGCAAGCTTTATCAATTCGCCAGAAGGCATGCCTATTTTATTAGATAACCTTGAGATTTATGGCGCTGATCGATTACGTGATGCCTTTGATAAGTATCAAGAGCGTATGGACAAGCAGCAACCTCAAGTACCCCCTGAAGTGCAAATTAAGCAAATGGAAGTGCAGCAACGAGCGCAGCAATCCCAGGCCGATAATCAAATTAAAATGGCGCAAGTACAAAACGATCAAGTTGCTAATGAAAATGAACGAATGAAAATTATGTTACAAGCCGAAGCAGCGCATCGAGATGACGTGGTTGAAATGGCTAAAGCACACGCCGAAACATTTTCTAAAAGCGCTGATTTAGCGATGAAACAAGCTGATCAAGATCACAGACATGTAAAAGAAGCCCTGGAGCTTCATCACACGTTAAGTGAGGGTCAACTATAGCATTGATAGTTCATAAAAAAAGCAAGTTATACACGGGAAAATATATTTAAATCAGCCTGTGTATAACCTGTTGACAACTCGTATAAACTCAATTATTTTAACAACATAGGCTAGCTACTAATTAGTAGCCACGAGACCCTTGCGTGATGAGGGAATTTACCTAGCTATAGGATACAAATAGCCGAGACTCATGCGCATTTGAGACCTTACCGTGACGGGACAATAGTCGGAGTAAAACATGACAGAACAAGTAACTGGTGATCAAACTTTACAGTCCGCAAGCGGTGAGGCACAACTAGAAACTGCGCCAATACAAGAAAAGTTAGTTCCTCAATCTTCTGTAGAAAAAGCCGCCAAAGGGGCTTGGCATACAGGCTATGAGAAAGGCAAACGAGAAGCAGAAGGCGCCCTAAGACAACAAATGGATGCGGCTGCTGCTGAACGATCAGGTCCTACTTCGTTAGGCGGAATGGCACAAGGCTTTCATCCCGATGAAGTAAAAAGAATGATTGCAGAGGAAGTCTCTCGTAAAACTGCAGAACTAACCGAGGCACAAAAGAAGAGTTATATCGATGAGCAAGCTCGTCTATTTACTAAAGATTTTGATGCCAAGCTGCAAAGCGGAAAAGATAAGTTTGAAGATTACGATGAGGTAGTAATGCCTCTTCGAAAAGAATTAGGTGCATTTCCCAATGTCGCTATTATGGCGCATGCAATGGATAACACCCCAGATGTAATGTATGAACTGGGTAAAAATCCATTGAAGCTAAAGGCCTTAGAAGATTTAGCGCTTTCATCGCCCTATTTAGCGCAGCAAGAAATGCAAAAGTTATCGGTTTCATTAAAACAAAATGAAGCTGCTCTTTCTGATTCTCGTAGTGCACCAGAGCCCTTACGTCAAGTTACTCCTTCAGTAACAAACATGGGTAACGGCTCTTATACAGTACGAGATTTTCGTAAAAGATACCGCACTACTAGTTAGTACGATCCTGTAATTCATAAGTAGCTGTTATTTCCTTAACAATTTTGGAGAAACAATAATGGCTGCTACACCTACTAATATTTTACAACAGGTACAAACGTACCAACGTTCATCTTTAGGACTTTTAGAAAATATGAGTCCTTTCATTAGTGAGATTTGTAATACGAAGTTTAAAAACTTCCAAGACATTCAAGCTAACTTAGGATCAAGTGTAACTTTTGATAGACCACCACGCTTTACAACTTCTAATGGACTTGTGGCTACCTTCCAACCAGCTGCGCAGTTAACCCATACGTTAACTTGCGATCAAGCAGCAAACACTTCTTTCGAATTCACAGCGCAAGAACGTCTATTTAATGTGGATAAAGAAGTTGATAGTTACATGAAGCAATTTGGTCGTTCAGCGGTTGCTGAAATGGCTAACTACATTGAATCTAACGTTGCATTAAATGCCAATAGCCATGTTCCCGTTAACTCTATTGTTAATGGTCAAACAGTCCCAACGGGCGCGCTTTATACTAACTCAGGTCCTTATCGATTTTTTGGAGATGGCTCAACAGCGATCAACTCATTTAATCAATTATCCCAAATGTTAGCTAACTATTTAGACTTTGGCGCTGCAAAAACTGGTCTTAAAGTAGTGCTACCTACGACAATTGTTCCACAAATCGTGAGTAGTGGATTAAACCAATTTGCACCTCGTCGTAATGATGAAATGGTAGAAGATTGGTTAATTGGTAATTATGGTGGCGCTGAATTTTACAGATCCAACTTATTACCTAATCACACAGCAGGCACAGCAGGCGATAGCGCGCAAACATTAACTGTGGTGAGCACGAACGATCCAACAGGCGCTAATATTACTCAAATTACTTTCAGTGGTGTGAGTGCAAGTGATGCCAATTGTATTAACTCAGGCGATTTAATTGAGTTTAATGATGGTGTGTCAGGTCAACCTAACATGCGATTCTTAACTTGGATCGGTCATAATGTTTGTCGCCAATCAGTACAAATAAGAGCAACTGCTGATGCAGCTTCTACGGGTGGTAGTCAAGTAACCATTAGTTTCTATCCAGCACTCGTTTCAACACCGGGCGCTAATCAAAACATCAACAACAACATTGTTGCAGGTATGCAAGCAAGTGTATTGCCTTCTCATACTTGTGGTTTATTAATTGGTGGCGATGCGATGTTCTTGGCAATGCCTCGATTACCTAATCAATCCCCTTATGCAACTTCAGCTGAATACGATCCAGATTTAGGCGTTTCAATGCGTTTAACTTACGGTTCTGTATTTGGTCAAAACCAACTGGGGATGATTTATGACGGTACATGGGGATCAACTGTCGTGCCTGAATATGCAATGCGCGTCATATTCCCATTAACGCAATAACAACTGGGTAGTCTTTTTTTAATTAAGAGGGCTACCAAAATTTATTTATGAATAGAAAAGGATAAAAAATTATGACAACTGTAAATTCTCCAATTCCAGCACTGCCTTCACGTGCCATTTATGGATTAAGACATATTTGTGGTGCGACTAGTGTACAAACTAATGCAGGCAATGCTTGGGATAGTTCAAGTACTTTTAATATGGTGCTTGATGAAGTCACCAACTTAGTTGCAACGGTAAATGGAATTAATGGTTTAGATACCGGCTCATTAGGTGCAAGTACCTGGTACTACCTTTATTTAATTGGTGATTCAAGTGGTCGAAATGTAGTAGGAACTATCTTATCTGCTAACAGTTCAACGCCTGTCTTACCTTTTGGCTACGATCTTTACAAGTTGATTGGTTATTGTTTAACAGACGGTTCTTCTGAATTTCTTTCTTTGTTTATAACAGGTGATGGCGAATCACGTGTTCATAACTGGCAGTCTGAAATTTCTGTGTTATCAGCTGGAACTGCAACAACTTTAACAGCCATTGATTTAAGTACAGCGGTACCGCTGCTTGATAGTTCTTTAGTGACTGTAGATGTAAGTTTTACGCCTAATACGGCTGGAGACTCTGTAATGCTTGTTGCAGGTAATTCACTTTCAACAGCAGGCGCAAGATTATCTGGCGTGGTTGCAACCAAAGCGCAGATCGCTCAATTGCAAGTAGTTGCCAGTGATGTCTCTGATGTATCAACGATTAACTACATCAACTCAGCAGCAACAGGTGCTACGACAGTGCTTGTCAATGCATTTAGTTACACATTGTAAGAGGTGTGAGTAGTGGCTTATACAGCAACCCAGCTAATCACGAATGCATACTACTTAAGTGGGGTTGTTTCGCGCGGCTTTCAAACCGTGCGAGGCGATCAAACGACTGACGGGCTTAGTTTGCTTAATGATTTGTTGGGTGTGCAAAGCGCAGACACGATGCTTATTCCTTACTTTCAGGAATATGAATTAGATGCGGTAATAGGCCAAGAGCTCTATTTTATTGAAAATCTCCTTAATATCGAAACCTTTACCTTTAATTTAGGCGTGGTTAGATATTCTAGTATAGAAGTTAATCGAAAAGCTTATTTTGGTGCGCCTCGAGTCGATGGGATTCAATCACTTCCCTTTAGTTGGCATGCAGAGCGCGTACTAGGGGGCACCAATTTATATCTTTATTTCTTACCCCAAGCAGAATTTGTCTTAAAAATTTGGGGAAATTTTGCTTTAGATCAAATTGATGATCTGCAAACTGATTTATCAGAAGTTTATGAACGGTTTTATATCACTTACATGATGTATGCGCTGGCTGAATACATCTGTAATTTTAATCAACGTCCTTTTCCACAACAAAATTTATTAAAGCTTCGTCAGCTTGAAACTAAGTTACTCAATATTAGTCCCCCTGATTTAACCGGTGAGAAAATTTCAACCTTTTCAAAACAAGGCGGCATGAATTGGGGAGATGTGAACTTAGGTAAAGGATGGAGGCCATTATGATAGGGGGCGTTGCTACAAAAACTGTGCCTATCGGCATTGTGGGAGGAACTGCTTTTGGTCGTTATCCAAAAATATCGAGTGAACAAACCTGGAACATGATTGTTTCTGATGATTGGCTCGTTGATTTTGCAGGTTATCGATCTGTATTAACGATTAAAAGTGGACAAGCGCAAGGCCGCGGTCTTTTTAATAGCGCTAAAACAGGGCAGATGATCGCCGTAATTGATAATGGGGTTTATGTCCTTACAAAATCACGTGATCGTTCAAGTCCACTTGCCTTTACCAAAGTAGGAAATCTAGAAACTTTTACAGGCGATGTGTTTATTGATGAAAATGATGCAAATGGTGCAAATCCTGATGGCGGCGTTCAAATTGCCCTCTGCGATAAGAAAAATATTTACATTTATGATACAGCCACAAGTACTTTAACGAAGATAACAACAGATTTTGTGCCGGGTTATGTGCAATTTCAAGATGGTTATTTCATTGCACCGGCTGTAGGTACCAATACTTGGCGTTTATCAGTGCTTAATGATGGAACTAGCTGGCCTGCTACTGATCCAGATAGTGGCGCGACCAATGTGGGAGAGCTCCTTACTAAACCTGATAACACATTAGCGTGCGTAAGGGTCCCTGGTAAAGCCGGTGTTTTGCTGGTCATTGGCTCTATTGTCACAGAAGTTTATACCGATGTGGGCGCACAACTTTTTCCGTATCAGAGAAGTAGTTGGTTAAACATAGATTATGGCTGTTTAAATCCAGCAACGATTGCAGCGTCTGATCAATTTGTTATTTGGCTTGGCGTTAATGAAAAATCAGGTCCTGTTATTTTATATACCGATGGCAATCAAGTTCAGCAAATTTCTAATGATGGCCTTAATTACCTTTTTCAAAACTTAACCAATCCAACGGATTGCTATGGATTTTTATTTAAGCAAGATGGCCATTTAATTTATCAGTTTACTTTTCCTGATGACAATATTTCTTTTATTTATGATTTTAATACACAACTTTTTTTCAATGTGAGTGATGAGAATCAAAATTATCACATTGCTAAGAGAGCTGTGTATTTTGATGATTCTTTTTATTTCATTAGTGATAGAACGGGGCAAATCTATGAATACAGCACTAAGTATTCAGATTTAGATGGCGAAATTTGTCCTCGCATAAGAATTCCTAAGAATATTCGTTTTGGATCACAGCCTTTTAATGTGAACAATTTTAATTTTGTGATGGAAATGGGCGATACCTCCAATCAGCAATTTGTTGATTTGGCTTTTTCTTATAACGGCGGTCGAGATTTTGGTTCTTACATGCGTTATCACTGCAATGAATTAGGCAATGCAAGAAACATTATTCAGTTTTGGCAAGTGGGGTATACCAATGATTTGGTACCTCAACTTCGTTTTTATAGTACGGGCAGATTTGTTGTTTCAAATGGTGAGATGAGTATTCAGTAATGGCAGATATACCTAATTTATTTACAGGAAAATTTGTTGATAGCAACGGTTATTTAACGGCAGAAGCGCGCGGTGTATTTACGCAGCTTTTCCAAGAGCTTCAAAACAATATTTCCAATGAAGGTTTTTTTGCACCAATTCAAAAGCCAGACAAGGTAGCCATTTTAGATAACGACAACTCAAGAGGTGCATTACTTATTCAAGATAATCGCACTGATGTAGATCCAACAGCGGCAGATACGTTAATAGTGAATTTAAGCGGTACGTTTAGAACGGTACAAACAGTGTAGTGGGTAAAAATTATGATGAGTAATATGTTTGGTGGTGGTGGCGGTGATTTGTCCGGAAATATGGGCTCTTATGGCGCTATGTCAGGGGCTGGTATCGGCCAATTACTTGCCGGGTATACCAATCCTGCTAGTAAAGCGATGCCCTATTTAAATCAAATACAAAACCAGATTTCTCCTTATTTAAATCCTTACATGCAAGCAGGTCAAGGCGCTATTAATAATCTACAAGGTCAATATGGAAATTTATTAAATAACCCGGGTGGTTTTGTCAACTCCGTCGGACAACAATTTAAACAATCACCGGGTTATCAATTCCAAGTAGATCAAGCAACGAGCGCTGCCAATCGTGCAGCGGCTGCAGGTGGGTATTTAGGCTCTCCTCAAGAACAAGTAGGCGTTGCTGGCACTGTCAATAACTTAGCTAATCAAGATTATTACAACTGGCTCAATAAAAGCTTAGGCGCGTATGGACAAGGCCTGCAAGGCGAACAAGGGTTGGGACAATTAGGATTTGGTTCTGCTGAAGATATGAGTAATGCAATTGCTCAAGCCTTAGCTGCGCAAGCGCAATTAGCCTACGCAGGTCAAGCAGACAAAAACGAAACTAAGGGCGGTGAATGGGGTGAGGTTTTAGGTGGTCTTGGAGGCGCTGCAGGATCTGCAGGGGGCGCCGCATTATCGTGGTTATAAGTAGGAAGTTAATGAATGATTAATATCGGCAATCCAAGTTTTCCCATTTTAAGCTTTGATCAGGCTAATCCTGGCATTACTGCCATGCTTAAAAGCTCGCAAATGATACAAAACATGCAAGGTGCACAAGCGCAAATGATTAAGAATCGTTATTTGGCTGCGCAATTGCAACAAGCCTTAAAACAAGCGGGTGCTCAATCTCAAATGATGGGCGCGCAAGCAAGCGTAGCACAACCAGAGGCGCAAGCAGAATTAGCTGCTAAACAAGCAGGGATTTACACAAGTCCCTATCCGCAATTTTTACAGCAAACTCAAATGCTAAGAAATGGTGTGGGGCTGCCTCAAGGTTCACAAGTTTCACAAAGTGTTTCAAGTGCCTTAGGCGCACAAGCACCTGGCGCAAGCATAAGTGCACAAGGTGGGGCGGTCCCAGAAGCTTACGCAAAATTTATCAGTACCCCAGCGCAATTAGCGCAGCAAAGAGCGCAAGGTAGTTTAACCGCTGAACAAAACATTAACTTTTTGAAACAAGCCAATCAAGAAGGTAATGAATCCACGCAAATGAATAACTACTTAAATCAGTACAACGATGCGATGGATAAAATTAAATATCTCAAAGGGGCTGTGGACGGTCATTTACCTGTGGGTAGAGAAGGTAATTTTATTAGTAATATTCCAAGCCAAGTACTTTCAGCCAAAGATGTCGCCAATGCGCAAATTGCAGATAATGCTTCCAATGCCATTGCAACGCAATTTATGTCAAGTGGTGGTTTACCAGGCAATCGCTTAACTAATTTAGAGCTTTCTACTTTTAAAGGCGGCAAACCCGATAGAACGCTTGATGATGATGCAAGAAAACAAATTACTTCATTATTAAGTGCGAAATTAAAACGCGGCCAAGAATATCCACAATTTGCGCAAGCTTATCTTGCTAAAGGCGGCAATGCATTAGATGCACAAACTGCTTGGAATCGTTATCAACAAGATTATCCCATTTATGATGCTAAAAAAGGCGTCGTGCAAAGCAATCTGGGCAATTGGAATAAATATTTACCGGGCTCTAAAGGCTCCTTACCACTGAGTGATAAACAAATTAACCAATTAAAACAAGTGATGGCCAATGAAGGTGCTTCTTCACCGGCTAATTCTAATTCGATGGTTACTGTTCAAATGCCTGATGGCAAGCAATGGACTATTCCGGGTAGTAAGTTAAATCTTGCATTACAAAGAGGAGCAAAACAAGTTGGCTAACTATGATTTGTCCGATTTAGGCGGCACTCCCACAGATAATAATGATCTTTCTGATTTAGGGGGTTCTGTTGTTAATGCAAATGCGCCCATGCAACAAGGATTAGCAGATAAAATTGCAGCTACGCCTTATGGACAAGCTTTTTTAGGGGCAGGCCATGCATTAGGTCAACTGCCGACAGATGTTTTAAATTTAATGCCGGGCGTGAAAACCACAAATCCAATTCCTGCGCAAGATAACCTCCCTTTTAATGTAGGTAATATCGCTGGCAACATAGGCGGTTTTATTGGGGGTGGTGAGCTCTTAGATACAGCAAGGGCTGCTAGTGAAGGGCTGCCTTTGATTGGAAAAATCGCCCAAGGATTAGGGGGAGCGGGCCTTAGCGGCTTTGCTAGACGCGCTTTAGGTTCTGGCGCTTATGGGGCGCTCACCGATCAAGATAATCGTTTAAAAGGTGCTGGGTTAACGGCTGGCCTATCAGCTATTGGCGATGCGGGTGTGCCCATCGTTAATTATGTCAGACCACAGAAATATGCCAATAGCATTTTAGACACCATTAGCGGTGGAAATTCGCTTGAAAATAGTGCAAAATCACTAGCTCAAGATATTAAAACTGCCTATCAAGCGAGAATTAAGGAAGGACAATCCCTTTATGATCCTGTATTTAGCCATAGTAATAATAGTGTTCTTGGTAACAATGTTCTAGCCCAGCCGGGTAGTCAATATAGTAAGTTACCTCCTAACCTCATTAAAAAGTTCTTACCTAATACGAAAGAACTTCATCAGCAATTTCTTGAAAACCCAACGGTTCAAAATGCACACGTTTTACAAAGTCAATTGGGCTCTGATATTCGCTCACTTGAACCGGGTAAAGATGTTGCAACTAAAAATACTATTCAGTTATATGGCAAAGCACGTGATGCTATAAAATCTGACATTCATGGTTATTTAAATAAGATTAATCCTGACTTATCCGATCAATATGAAAAAGCAGGTCAAAACTGGCTACAAAATGTGGTGCCTTATACAGAAGGCAGACAATTATCAAAAATAGCGAGCGGTGAAAATACCAATCCTACGCTTGGTGAAATTCAATCAATATTTAAAAATCCAGAACCTGAAACTTTAAAAATAGCTTCTGATTTGGGGCCCCTTGCTGCTAACAAAATTTTATATTCTCAATTAGGTAAAACTTCAGCAACTAAATCATCTGATTCGTTAGCCAAAGCTATTTCAAATTTAGATCAACAAGGGTTGGGGGCTTATGTATCGCCTGGCATGAGAAAAGGATTTAATTCATTAAATAACAGAATATCTGCTAGAAATAGTCTTCAAAATTTATCAGGCGCCTTACTAGGAGCCCACTTAACATCGAGTATACCAGAGTCAGTGGCCGGTGCTTTAATTGGCGGTACTGCTACAGCGCCATTTATGCATATTGCAAGAAGTTTGATACCAGACCCAATCGCTAATGCCATTGGTTCTGCTATGCAAACCGCCTATCCCATCACACGTGCAGGCATTCTTTCTAATCTTCCAGGAGAACAATAATGGCAGAATTTCTTCAAGGTTTAATGATATCTCCTGAATTGCAAATGTATTTTGTTGATAAAGACAGTGGTGAGCCATTAGCTGCGGGTGAAGTGACTTTTTATGAAGATGCGGATAGAACAACTGAAAAACCAATCTATCAACAAGTTGGATCAGCTGGCTCTTATATTTATACAGAACTTCCTAATCCACTTGTTTTAAGTGCTGTAGGTACGGTTGTTAATGGGGATGGCAATCAAGTCGTTCCTTATTTGTTTCCTTATGAAGGAACACCTACCAATTCTTCTGGCGTACAACAACTTTATTATATTACTGTTTACAGTAGCGGGGGTGTTCTTCAATATACATTGGCCGGATTTCCTAATCAAAATTTATCAGCCACTTCGAGCGGCAATAATGAATTTAACTTTATTCCTAATGGACAGTTCTTAGCCCATACCGATATTCCTGCAAGTGCAAGTAGTGAAGCGGGAGAAATTAGTGAAACTGTCACTGATATTGCGCAAGGCGGCTGGACTTTTGAAGTATTACCCTCAGTAAGCGGGAGTGATTTTGTTACTTTTGTATCAACTAATGGTATTTCTTCTTACGACACTAATCCAGAATATTATATCAAAGTAAAATGTGATTCTGCAGGGACGCCTACTTATAAATTATTAGGAATTAAATTTGAGGATGTTAATAAATTCGCTTCAGATATTATTACCTATTCATTTGGTTTCCAAGCTGAGTTAGAAGCGGGTTCTTCTTTAGAAGTAGATTTATATTTAGTTAAACATTATGGCGATGGCGGCAGTGCTACAGATTATGATCCATTAGGCTCATTAACCATTACGAATGCAATTGAGTGGATTACATTTCCTAATCTTATTTTCGGTGAGAATACAGGTAAAACAATTGGACCCAATAGTTATGTTCAGCTAGCAATTAATTTTCCTAATCAAACTTATGATGCGAATCTAACAAATTTTGTTTTACTTTCAAGTTCCAATGCTGTGAATCAATTTCCTGCGCAAACCAATGCTGACATGTTAACGCGTGGTGTTGCTGGTTGGATGAATAAGCCTGCTTCCGATGGTTCTGATTTATATTTAGTACCAAGATTAACAAAAGAAGGTCTTGTCTGGGATGATTCAGAAATAGGAGATGTGATATTTGAATCACAAACCAGTATTTATGTAGATAATTTACATCCTACTACCAATAGAATGTTAGCCAATGGCGCTAAATATATTGCTAGTGAATATTCTGATTTAGGTATTCCATTTTCTAGATTGCAATCAAAATATTTACCAGAATCTACCACGACTAATATTCCAATGTATGGTACAGGAGAGAATTATTTCACAGCAATTTATGGCACTTCTTTTGGATTAACTTCATCGTTATTTAGACTTACCAATAACTATTTAGGGGCTGTCACAACGCCGGCTAATGGCGCAGGAAGCCCTATTGCCTCGGCTGTAGAAGTAGTGCATGCAGGCGATGCGGGATATTCAGTTAAATCATATCTTAGAGAATCCAATCTTTTATTTATTGTAGGGACCGTGCTTGGCGCTGAAAATGCAGCCGCCGAAGCAAGTACTTCTCCTTTTACAGTGGCTCAAATTCAAGTAGGAAGTTCATTATTAGCCTCTATTAATTCAGTTACTTGTGTAATTGCAGGATTAGCAGGTGGAGAAAGATTTTATTTTAGTAATACAACAACTGATTATTACGTTTGGTATACCTTAGATGGGGCTGGGGCTGATCCGGCTGTTGCTGGAAGAACTGGCATAAAAGTTGCGGTGTTATCGACAGATAGCAATGCAATTGTCGCTCAAAAAACCCGTGAAGCATTAAATGGTTGGGCTGTTTACGATCTTACATTAAATGCAGCTGCAAGTATTAGTTCTAGTGATTATTGGGTAGGCTATAGCGCAACTGCTACTACACCGCAAAAATATGCAATCTGGTATGAAAAAGATGGCGCCGGCGATGCGCCCGTTGTTGCAGACGCCATATTAATTAAAGTAGCAATTATTACGGGCGATACGGCAGCTCAAGTAGTTCTGGCTACTCAAATAGCTATCAATTCTTATTCTTACTCTGTTCTTGATGCAAGAGGATATTTTATTCGCGCCTGGGATAACGGTGCAGCCATTGATCCAGATGCTGCAACGCGTTGGTCTATGGTACCAGGTGTCATAGGCGATGAGATTGGTACTTTTCAATTATCAGAGAATATTTCTCACTATCATATTCCTGAAAGTGGTTCAACAGAATTTACGACTATAGGGAATGCGGGTGCTCGTCAAGCACCGGCTCCTGGAAGTGATCTTACTGAAGACCCCCAAACCGGTTCTACAGGAGGTTATGAATCAAGAGGTATAAACCTTTATTTAAATGCGGTTATTAAATATTAATTTTAAACATAAAAGAGGAAAATAAAATGACAACAAGTATACAATTAGATACCCCAGGACAGGTTGGTGTAAGACCGCGTCTTATCAGTATTCAAACAACCGATTCTTTTGCAACGATTACAACAACTGGTTGGCTTAATCAATTCAAGCAAGAAGGATTTTCTTTTTATGCGGATGATTTAGCAAAATGTTCTTATGGCGCTAGCAATGATTCAGATATTTTTAAAGTATCTATTTCTGGCAGCGATATTAGCTTGGTTGCTAATAGCGGCAATGTCGTACTTCCTGTAGTCAGTGGAAACTTTGCTGTATTTACAGGCACAGAAGGATCGCTTGATGATTTAGGTTATTCACCAACTAATGCTGCTAAAACAAAAGTAGTTATGGCTAGTGCTGCTGTGATTGCTAACCATATTGCTGTGTTTTCTGATACTGCTGGCACTGTGAATGATGATGCTGCAACGGCTATTAATGGCGGTAGTTTACAAGCAGGGTTATCAGGCACTGCTGGCTCAGTTATCTCTTTTCCAGCGACTGCCTTAAAAGGTAGTTTAGCTGTTACTGCCGTTGCCAATACTGGTGATACAGTAACAACTATTTCTAATGCGGCAATGGGGCAAACATCCACTATTTCTATCCCAGATCCAGGGGCTGCTACTTCAAACTTTGTATTAACTTCCAGCGCTGCTTCTACACAATCTATTTCAACAGGTATTAACATTACTGGTGGTGCGAATAACTTACAAGTTGTTGCAGGAAACGTATTAGCAGGTTCTAGTGGAGCTGCGGGTAGTGTTTATTCTTATCCAGCAACTGCAGCAAGAGGGAGTTTAGTTTTAACAGCGGTTAATAATACTGGCGATACTGTTACTACTATCTCCAATGTCGCTATGGGACAAGCTAGTATTATTAGTATTCCAGATCCAGCAGCAGCAACTGCTAATTTTGTGGTTGCTCCTTCTGCCTTAGTAAGCGGTAATATGATTTCAGCAAGTGGGACTGCAGGTTTAGCAATTGACAGTGATGTCGTTGCCAATAGAGTGCTTTATACAAGTTTTGCAACCCCTGATGCGAATGTGAATTTAGTAAGATTTGATATTACTGTCACAGCAGCTGCGTTAGCTGCAGGCGCTAGCGTAACTCTCTTAGCATCGAGTGGATCTAAACAATATGTTATTACTGGTCTTTGGATTAACTCAGGCGGCACTAACTTCTCTGGCGGTGGCGGCGATAGATTATTATCAATTACTGATAACACGACAGAGTATTCAGTAATACCGGCTGCAAGTTTAGGAACTTTGACTAACAATGGCTGGGGTATTGCAGCTGCATTGCCATTTCCAGCTTCTGCACCAATTAATACTGCGACAGCAGCAGGCGTTGCCTTAGTTGCTAAGTATTCTGGTGGGGCGGCCGATTATTCTGCGGGTTCTATAGTCATTTCTGGCTTATTACAACGGGTTGCTTAACGATAGGGGCTTATAATGACTAAATCAATATTAACAAGAGATATCAACGGGTATGTAAATTATGGATTACTACCTTGCGAGAACATAGTAAGTGTAAATCTTGATGCGAATGTTGCAGCAAGTTTTACGGTGCCCGGTGATAGTGGGTTTCTATGGGACCTGGTTTTTTCAATTGAACCAGGTGCTTCTATTTGGATAGCATTTGATGCTGCATCTGGGGCTGCGCTTCCTGCAGGAAATACTTTTGCTGCTACTTTTTCTTGTCAAAATCCAGGGGTAAGAAGAGTTCCGGGTGGAACAGTTGTCAGTGCTATTACTGCAAATACAACAGCGTATTTAGGAGTTGAGATGTATGTCTTCCAGTCCTAGGGCGCCTGGTATAACAAGTGGATCAAATCCATTAGTCACAAGTTTCTATTCAGAAAATAATGAATATGGATTACCGCCTGCACCCGGAACGCAGCTGCTTATTATTACAGAAGATGGTTTAAGTATTACCACAGAAAGTGGGATTAGTTTAGTAACAGAAGGTTAAAAATATGGTAGATACCGTAGCAATTAGTGGTCTTCCTGCCGTTGTCACAGCAGCAGGTACTGATATATTTCCCGTCGTGCAAGGCGGTATTACAAAAAAAGAAACGTTGTCACAAGCAGCTACTTATATGGGTGGCGCTATTACAACATTGTCGGCATTAACGGGTGCGATAACAAAACCAACTTCTCTTACAATGGCAACTGGAGGAGGGATAAGAACAGATGTCAATGCGGGTAATACATTTTTATTACAAGCCTATGATGTCAATGGTGCTTCTTATACAACGTTTGGTACATTAACAGCTAATAACACACCTACTTTTGATTTATCAGGCGCAGTAACACGTGCTGGTGGGTTGCCCATTTTAAGTTCTTTATCAGAAGATCCAGCACCAACCTTGGGCGCTGATCTAGATGTTAATGATTTTGATTTCTTTAATGTAGCTTCTTTAAATGGATCTACTGGAGGATGTAATATTGCAACCTCTACCACATTGGCCTCGACCTTATTATTAACAGCTTATAATACTGATAGCGCAACGTATACTATTTTTGGCACATTAACTGCAGGTGATCCGCCTACTATGAATTTATCAGATAGTGTGACTAAAGCTGGTGCTTATATTTATCGAGCTGGTGGCACAGATATTGCATTAGCAGATGGAGGTACAAATGCCTCACTAGTTGCCAGTAATGGCGGTATTGTTTACAGTAGCGCAACTGCTTTAGGCATTCTAAGCGGGACTGCAACGGCTAATCAAATAGTATTGTCTGGATCTAGTACAACCCCTGCTTGGTCAACAGCCACTTATCCTGCGACCACAACAGCTAACCAACTCCTTTATTCATCGGCTACTAATACAATTAGCGGTTTAACAAGTGGTAATGATGGTACTTTAATTACAAATGGTTCTGGTGTTCCTTCTATTTCTTCTACATTGCCTACTGCAGTACAAGATAATATTACACGCTGTGGGACTATTGTAAGTGGTACCTGGGATGCAACAGCCATTGCTGTAACGGCAGGGGGAACTGGGGCTGAAACCCTCACAAATCATGGTATTTTGTTAGGCCAAGCTACGAGTGCAATTACTGGTGTTACTTTAACCAATGGCCAGGTTTTAATAGGTAGTACTGGAGCAGATCCTGTGGCTTCGACTTTAACAGCGGGCGACAATATCACAATTACACCAGGTGCTGGTACTATCATAATTGCATCTACTTCACCAAGTTCATTGGGGCAATATCAAAATGCGACAAATGGTGTTGGTTCTCCTTATGAGATTAGTACTGCTCAGAATAATTATACTTTTACAAATGCCGGGGCTGGCGCTACTACTTATTTCCAACTGCCTGCGGCTGCGCAAGGACTAGAATATAGCTTTATTGTCTCTGATGCAGTCACACCTCGCGAGATTCGTGTATTAACAGCAGGCGCTGTTATTTGGAATGCTGGCACCTCTTCTGGTGCTTATATTGAAAGCCCCAATACAATTGGTTTAAGACTTAATATGAAGAGTGATGGCACTATTTGGGCCTGTGAAACAACCGGTGTATGGGTACAGGGTTAATAAGAGGGTAAAAAAATGGCAGAGAAAAAGAAGTGGATTCAGGATGCAATAAAAAGACCTGGTGCACTTAGAAAGAAATTAAAAGTAAAAGAGGGTGATAATATTCCGGCAAAAAAACTGGAAAAAGCTACCCATAGTAAAAACAAATTATTAGCGAAAGAGGCGCATTTAGCTGAAACTCTTAAAAAGATGCGAAAAAAAAAGAAGTAATACCGAAGCTAAGCATCAGCAAGCGTTTTTTGAATGGCTTGAATTACACAATGCCCTTAGACCTTTTGTGTTCGCTATTCCTAACGGAGGTCGTCGTCAAATCAGGGAAGCGGTTAAGCTCAAAGCGCAAGGTGTTACCAAAGGAGTGTGGGACATCTTTGTAGCTATTCCTTCTTGTGGTTACCATGGGCTTTGGATCGAGTTTAAAGCAGGGAAAAATAAGCTTACGAAAGAGCAAAAGTTATTTGGTGAGAACATGAGAGAAATGGGATATGCAACGCATGTTTGTTATAGCGTTGATGAGGCTATTGCTGCACTCAAGGAGTATTTAAATGACAGAAAAGTATTCTCCGGCGTTTCTTTATGCTGTGGACCATACGTTAGCTAAAGAGGGTTATTTTTCTAACCATAGCTGGGACCCAGGGGGTAAAACCAAATATGGTATTACTGAAGAAGTAGCTATCATGTTTAATAAGGATGTGGAAAAGCTTACCAAAGAAGATGCTATTTATATTTATTGGAAAGCTTTTTGGAATAAAATGGGCTGTGAAAAAATAAACTCTTGGTATATCGCTTCTGAAATATTTGATACGGCGGTTAATATGGGTCCTATAACTGCCGGTAATTTAATCCAGCGTACCTTAAATGATATCTTTGATTACAATCTCAAAGTAGATGGCATAATTGGATCTCACTCTATTAATGCTATTAATGATGTTTGTAGACATTATGAAGCCAATCTTTTAGGGGCACTCAACGGATTTCAGTTTACCCATTATCTGAGTCTACAATCTAAAAATCCTACGCTGTATAAGAAGGCTATCAAAGGATGGTGCAAACGCGTGTTACCAGAATTAAAGCCGATTGATTATGCGTATTGGGAGAGTAAAGTATGTTGAATTTTATCGCTCCTTTGTTAACATTAGGAAATACATTAATAGAGCGAGTATTTCCTGATAAAGCAGACCAGGAAAAGGCAAAACTTGCGCTATTAACCCTCGAGCAACAAGGCGAATTAAAGCGTCTTGAAGCTCAAATGAACATGATTGTAGCAGAAGCGCAAAGTAGTGATAAATGGACCTCCAGAGCGAGACCCGCGTTTCTCTACGTCATCTACATTATGATTTTAGCCGCCATTCCTATGGGCATTATATACGCCTTTAATCCAACGATTGCAGGCAATATTGAGATAGGTGTGACTAACTGGCTTAAAGCCATTCCTGAAGGCCTATGGGCTTTATTTGGGGCCGGCTATCTAGGCTATGTGGGTAGCAGAAGCTATGACAAGAAAAACTTATTAAAGGCTGATCGTTCATGACCTATTTTCAATTATTATCGCTCATGCCAGATACGATTATGATCATTATGTTTGGTATTCTAATTGGATTTGTTTATAAGAGAATGAATGAATTAGTTTCTAAATCAGAAATGGATAGTAAGCTAGAAAACATAGAAGATAAAATTGATCGTTTAACCAAGACACTCGATGCAATTACTCGGGTGACAGTAATTGATCCTTAAAGGATATAAATGCAAGCATTTCTACCATATTTTTAAATGTATATTTCTGTAATCCAATTCTATTAAGAGCGATTTTTATACTATTGTTTTTCTCACAATTCATACTTATCCAACAAGAGGTATCATTTTCCTCATTATAAACATACATTACTTCGACATCCTCGTCTGTTAGATAGGCTTCTATGATTTCTACTTTCATTTGTTATCCCTTTTTATGTTTTCGTCTAGCCAAGAATTAAAATCTTCACTACTATAAAATTCCTTTTTATCAGCTTTCAGCCCTAAATTATTAAGAGATTTTTTTAAAAAACTTTCTTCATCCTTATCTACAATAGATACATTTTTATCAGTTAAATAATTATAAATATAAGTAAATTCTAAGTTCTCATTTTTAATAAAAACAGATATTATTTCTACTTTCATTTGTTATCCTAAAACAATTAACATTTTATGTTTTATTATTTAACACATTAATAAAATATATTACATAATTATCAATTTGTTAACATTGAACGCGGTTAAGTAATATTTAACAAATCATTTGTTATCCTTTATCAGCTCTGGGTTTTCGTAAATGCTTCCTAGAATTTCATATTCATTGGGATTAATTTCATCACAAATTGCTTCTCCACCACTTAAATCAAATCCTAATCCACTATCTGAAAAGCAGTCGCCGCAATTCTTTAATACACCATATTTAATAAGAAATATTGAAAGGTGTTCTTTGTAAAACGTACGTTTTACTATATCTCCTTCATAAATCTCCTTTCCATTTTTGTCTTTAAGACCGATGTATTCCTGGGGATAAAATTTATAACATTCAGGAGATAATAAAATATCAGTATTGGTTCTAATATCAAAATAATAGAACTTTTTACCATCCCAATTTCTAAATTTAAGTTCTCTAGTCACTCCAATTTAACCCCTTCGTCATTTAATATCTCATGAAACAGTTCTAGTATGTGTTCACTTAAATAATTCCAAGCTTCTTGGGGTGTTTTTAAATGTGTAGGGCATTCCTCATATTTATGAACCCTCCTTAATTGGTTGTTAATTTCCCATAAAGCAGATCGCATGTTAGGGGCTTGATGAAGTATTTCAGCTTCATCTTGTTCGTTGGCTATGAATATTCTTATCATTTAATCTCCTTTTTGCATTTTTTCCAGGCGATCACATCATATATAGTGATAGATAGTGGCATAGAAATTTCTCCCATATAAGAATTTATAGCGGATGTAACAATTTCTTTATTTTTTAGCAAAGAAGTATCTACTTCCCAAAAAGGATAGGTCTTTGATTGTAATCTAGCATACAAAATATCTCCATTAACTCTTTTTACTTTAACAAGTTTATTACGAAGAGGAAGACGAGCACTACATTTTATCCATATATTATCAGTCATTTAATCTACTTTTAAAAAATTCTTGCACCATACTCTATCGCATTTGTAGCAAATAAATTTACCCTTCCATTTAACTTTACAAAACTGACATAATAAAACATTACTAATTCCATGCGTTTCACATTCAGAAAGTTTTATCCAATAAAACCATCGATGCCAGAGTTTGCAGATCATTATTTATTCTCTTCCTGCTCAATAAAATCTTCTACTATCATGTGTAATTGTCTCAAAGCCTTCTGCAAATAAGCCTCTGATGGAGTAGGATCTATTATTAGCCATAAATTTGGATCTTCAGCTTGTACATCTATAAAATCTTGTAGGTCTTTTAAAGTCATCATTTGTTTTCCTCACATTTTTTATGATGTGCCCACCATTCAATGATATCCCTTGGTAAAACATTAAATATATTTTCATGCCCAGAAATATTTTCTAATGTGCTAAAAGTGATACAAAGAAATTGGCTTAATAAGTTATTTCTAAATTTTAATTGTTCAATCAATGTTTGAAGCGCTGAAAAATCTACATTAATTTCTTCATTAGTATTTTTTATTTCATTTTGTTTATTAAGCCATTCTAAATAGCCATAATCATGACAAGGCAT